GCTGGGCGTCTGCGTGGGTAACGCTGCCGCCTTCGTGGGCCGCGATGGGCTGGAGTTCCTCGACCTCAACGGCGCCGCCTGCTGGCGCCTCTAACTATGCCGCAAGTAGCCGTCGTCGTCTGGATTGCTTTGATGGATGTGGGGCTTAGTGTTGCCGCGGCGAACGCGGTGATGTTCGTGCTCAAGTTCATCGCGACGACCGCTGCCTCGATGGCGGCCTCGAAGCTGCTCGCACCGAAGGCTCCGAGCTACTCCGACCCGTCGCTCACCGACCGCTCGCAGATGATTCGCTCGCCGATCGCGGCGCGGCAGATCGTTTACGGCCAGACCAAGACCTCCGGCGTCATCGTCTACATCTCGACGACGGGAACAAAGAACGAGTACCTGCACCTCGTCGTCGCGATGGCCGGTCACGAGGTCGAGGAGATCGGCGACGTCTACTTCAACGATGAGCTCGCGCTGACGGGCGCTGGCAGCGCCGCCCAGGGCCGCTTCACGGGCTACGCTGAGATTTACAAGAAGCTTGGCAGCGATACGCAGACGGTTGAAACCAACCTTGAGACGGCGACTTCCGGCCTGACCGATGGCAAGTGGACGAGCAATCATCGCCTGCGAGGCATCGCGTACATCTACGTTCGCCTCGTCTGGAATCAGGAAGTGTGGACCGGCGGCATCCCGAACATTGCCGCGGTGGTCAAGGGCAAGAAGGTCTACGATCCGCGGACGACGACGACGGCTTACTCGGCGAACCCTGCGCTCTGCCTTCGGGACTACTTGAGCAGTTCGCTCGGGATGGCGATGGACTCGGCCGAGATCGACGATACGGCAATCAACGCCGCGGCGAACATCTGCGACGAGCAAGTCGAGATCAAGCCGGTCACCTCGCCGGCCACCTACGAGAACCGATACGAGGCGAACGGCGTCCTTTACACCAGCGCCTCGCCCGACGAGAACATCGGCAAGCTTATTACCGCGATGGGCGGGCTCATCGCCTACTCGGGAGGCAAGGTCGTGGTCTATGCGGCCGGCTACCGGATCCCGACCGTCACGCTGACCGAGAAGCACTTCGCCGGCCAGATGACGGTGCAGACCAAGACCTCCGCCCGCGACCGAGTAAACGGAGTCAAGGGCGTCTACGTCTCGCCTGAGAACGACTGGCAACCGTCCGACTTCCCGCAGATCACGTCGACGACCTACGTGACCAAGGACGCCGGCATCCGTTACTGGCGCGACGTGGCGCTGCCGTTCACGACCTCGCCTTCGTGCGCCCAGCGGCTGGCCGTCATCGAGCTTCGCCGCGCCCGCGAGGAGATCACGATGACTGCGCGCTTCCGCCTCGAGGCGATGCAAGTGCGGGCCGGCGATACGGTGATGATCACCAACGCGAAGATGGGCTGGAGCCAGAAGGTCTTCGAGGTGATGGAGTGGAACTTCGCGAGCGACGGCAGTCCGCCGCAGCTTGCGATCGAGATGACGCTGCGCGAGACCGCGTCGACGGTTTATGACTGGACGGTGAGCGACGAGATCTACGTCGACGATGCGCCGAACACGACGCTGCCGAATCCATTCACACTTTCTGCGCCGACCAACCTCACGCTGACCGCGGACGGCACGACGCAGCAGATCCAGGCCGACGGCACCGCGCTCCCTCGCATCCTCGTCTCGTGGTCTGCGCCGGCGGAAGAGTTTATCCAGGCCGGCGGGAACGTGGGCATCGAATACAAGGAGAGCACCTCGACGACCTACCTCACGTGGAACACGGTCCCCGGCGATCAGACGACGGACTACATATCGAGCGACGTGAAGATCGGGCTGACGTACAACGTTCGCATCTTCGGCGAGAGCTTCTTCAAGGTCTCGACGTCCTACGTCAGCGCCACGGTCAACGTGCAGAAAGACACGGTCGCGCCCAGCATCCCGACGAACCTCGTCGCGACCATCGGAACCGGCGCCGCGGTTGGCCTCGACTGGGATGATTCGACCGCGCCTGACTTCTCCGAGTACGGCATTTACCGCAACACGACGGGCGTGACGCCGGCCAACGCGAACACGAACAAGATCGCCGAGGTCGACGCCTCGCGCTTCGTCGACGTCGACGTCGCGGTTGGCACGACGTATTATTACTGGGTAAACGCTTACGACGCGCTCGAGAACGTGTCCGGCTTCGCGACCCGCGTGCAGGCGACGCCCGTCGCGATCACCGCCGGCGCTGTCTCCAACGTCGCGCCGTCGACTCCGAACGCTCCGACCTACGCGAGCGAGACGACGTACCTTGCAACGGACGGCACGGCTCTGGCCCGCATCACGGTCACGGCGCCGGCGATGCCGACCGGCGGGGCGCTGCTTCAGATCCTTTACCGGCGCAGCGGGGCCAGCGAATGGGTCGTCGCCAATGTGCTTTCGTCTGGCTCAATCGCGGCCTCAATCGATGACCTTGCTCCTGGCGTCGCTTACGAGTTCGCGGCCCGCGCGATCTCGTTCTCGAATACGCCCAGCACGATCTCCTCGACGCTTTCGCGCACGGCGCCCAATTACTCAGGCACGGTGACGACGCCGAGTGGCGGCGCAATCTCCGCGGATGGCGTGAAGCCTGCCTACGTCACCGGAACCACTACGTTCCTTTTCGGCACGCGCGTCTCTTGGAGTCCGAACACGCAGTCGGACTTTTCTTATTACGAGATCAAGGTCACCGGAACCAATTCGGACGGCGCGACCGACTATTCGTGGTCGCCGGCTACCGGATCCAACGCGCCGATCACCACGCGCGACACGGAGTGCTTCTTCTACAACGCAACCCTAGCCGCTGGCTGGGTTCGCGTTCGAGCAGTCAATCGGACGGGAAGCTTTTCTGCGTGGGCAAGTCTGGGCAACGCGAACGGAGCAGCCAGCATCGGCACAGGCAGCATCTCAAAATATGCTGACTCGAACGTCACCACGACTGGCATCAAGACCGGCGGCGGAAGCAGCACGCGACAGATAAACGTCATCTTTTCGGACTCGGTCGTCGTCACGCTGGCCGGAGGCGCTACCACCGAGAGCTTCAACGTCTCTCTGACCAACCGCGGCTTCGGCGCCAAGCCTGACATCGGCACCGCGCAATGCGCTTCCGACGCGAACCTCGTCGCGGCATACGACTTCGATGCGGCGGGCAACTCAAGCACCAACGCCGTGGTGCGCGTGACCACGCTCGACGGGACCAACGTGCCAGCCGGCAACGCGCGCTTCTCGGTCGAGTTCACCGAATACACCTGACGACTATGGCTCTCCAGAAAACCTTCACCCTGCCGAGCGGCGTCTCGGGCAATTACATCCGCCTCGTCGCGCACCGCTGGGATCGCGCGGCGCGGGAGTCGTCTGCGCTGTTCGCGCTCTACGTCGACGCGGCCGCGGCTCAGTCAGGCAAGGCTCCACTGACGCCGTGGATCGCGAAGCTCTGGCTGCGCGACGCGAAGTTCGACCAGTACTTGAGCAACGCGGAGCTCTCGACTCCAGGCATCCTCGCGCAGCTTTACGTGGCCGCGAAGGCGGAGCCGCTGTCGTGCGACTTCGGCAGCGATGCGCTCGCGGACGCCGTCGACGTCTGACTGTCAGATTCCGCCGGACAGAATTTTGAGAAAAAGATTTGACTAGTGCGTTGCGCGTCTCCTTGGTCGAGGGCGCAACGATAATGATCCGCTCAATAATCCTCCTCACGCTGGCTTCCGCCAGCCACGCCGCGCCGCCGGAGTCCTTCTGGCGGGCGCTCCACCAGGTAGAAACCAGCGGCCGCACCGGCGCCATCCGAGGCGACAACGGCCGGTCGCTCGGCCCGCTGCAAATCTCGCGCGCCTATCACGCCGACTCGCGCGTCGCCGGATCCTACGAGCAGGTGACCGACCTCGCCTACGCGCGCCGCGTCGCGACCTCCTACCTTAAGCGCTACGCGCCGCAGGCGTGGGCGCAGGGCGATGTCGAGACGCTGGCTCGGGTGCACAATGGTGGGCCTGCCGGGGCGCGCAAGCAGGCCACGCTGCCTTATGCCGACAAGGTGCGGAGGGCGATGCGATGAACCGCGCGACCAAGGCGCTGTTTGCGTCGGGCCTTGCTTACTCGCACTACGCGCTCGGCAAGGCGGTCGTCTTCCGCGATCAATCGAAGCGGCAGCACAGCGCGCTCAGCCAGCGGCTCCTGCGCCAGTCGATGCGCGATCAGGCACTCGCTTACGCACGGGAGGTCCGCTGGCTCCGCTATGCAAAATGACTTTAACCGCAGCAACCCGATCAAGAACCTGACCGGCGGCGGCCACTCCGCTGCGCGATACACGGGCACGCACGGGCATCGCGAGCGCAGCCACTACTGGGTCTTTATCCCCGGCGAGGGCTGGGTCACGTGGCGCGAGATCCACAAGCAGGTCACCGCCTCCTTCCGCGACTGGGAGATGCGCCACATCCTCGGACTACGTAAACCTAAAGCCAAAACACAATGACCGATCAACAAGCAGACCAGATCATCGCCGAGCTCCGCGCAATTCGCGCGCTGCTCGCTACCAAGCCAGCGGCTCCGGCCGCAGCTTCCGCGCCGGCTCCGGCTGGTGCGCCGAAGGACATCCCTCAGCCCAGCGAGCTCGTCTCGGATCCCGGCAGCGTCGAGGTGCACTTCGGGAAAAACAAGGGCACGCCGCTCCGCTCGCTGGGCGCCAAGTCCGTCGAGTGGTACGCCCAGGAGCCGGAGCCGCGCATCGGTAACAACGGCAAGCCGTTCCCGCCTCGACCCGAGGACGTCCGCTTGAGGAACGCCGCGCGCCAGATCGTCCACGGCAACCGCGGCACGCTCGCCGCCGGATCCAAGGTCACGCTCGTCTCCGAGACGCTGACCGAAGAGGTGCCGTTCTAAACTTAAAGCCCGGCCGAGACTTCCCGACCGGGCTCAACCCAGAAGCAAAACAACACAACAGAAGCCAGACAATGAACACCGAAACCGTCAAAGAAGAGACCCAACTCGCGGCCAGTCCCGCGGCCAAGATTAACAAGGCGCCGGTCACCTTCGGCGCTCAGGGCGTGCAACTCGCCTCGCTGGAGGATGCGTATCGCTTCGCGAACGCCATCGTCGCCTCGGGCTTTGCGCCCAAGGGAATGGAGAAGCCCGAGTCCGTCCTCGTCGCGATTCAGCTGGGCGCCGAGCTTGGGCTGACCCCGATGGCCGCCTTGCAGAATACGGCCGTGATCAATGGCCGGCCGGCAATCTACGGCGACGCTGCGCTCGCGCTGGTCCGAGCCTCGGGCCTGCTGACGAGCTACAAGGAGGAGGAGATCGGCGAGGCTGGCAGCGACGCGCACGGCTACCGCGTGACCGCTGCCCGCGGCGACGCCTCCACCGTCGAGACCTTCACGGTCGCTGACGCCAAGCGCGCGAAGCTCTGGGCGAAGGCTGGTCCCTGGACCGACTACCCGAAGCGGATGCTAAGGTTCCGCGCGCGTGGCTACGTGCTGCGCGATCTCTTCGGCGACGTCCTCAAGGGGCTCCGCACCGTCGAGGAGGCGCGAGACATCCCAGCCGAGCCGGTCAACGTCACGCCGCGCGGCCTCGGCGACAACCTCTAAGCACATTCCAAAATGGAAACCACACACGAAATCAAGAAGGCTGCGGTTATCGCGGCTGCTGCGGAGCAAGTTCGCTCGCTCCTCGAAACCCACTACGACGCGATGCGGAAGGCCGCGGAGGAGTCCTTCGTGGACGACGAGACGCAGGCCGAGCCCAAGGCCAAGGCCAGCTTCACGATTGAATGGGACGCGCTCGCGATGGCGCCCACCGTGAGCGTCAAGGTCGGCTGGTCGGTGCGCTTCAAGGACGAGTCCGAAGCCGTCGTCGATCCGCTCCAGGCCAAGCTGCCGATGGGAGGTGTCGAATGAACGCCGCGATTCGAGGCGAGCCGTCGGAGGTCTATCACGCGACGGACGCGATCTCGCATAGCAAGCTCGAGGTCTTCCGCCGCCGGCCGGCGCTCTACCACCGCAAGTACGTCCTGCGTGTCGTGCCTGACGTGGACTCGTCCGCGTTCGTGCTCGGCCGCGCGACGCACGCCGCGGTGCTCGAGCCGATTACCTTTGAGCAGCGTTACGCTCAGCGGCCCGAG